CTTTTTGCTTTATCTGACTCGCTCTCGTTCTTTCTTGGCGGCTTGTTATCTGCGCCCTTCTGACCAAAGCGAATCAATTTAATTTTGTCACCCTGTTTTGCTAATACCGCATGGCTTTTTGATCCGTGGCTTGGTGTTCTCTTAGGCTTGTTATAGCCCTCAAACTTCTCGCCTCGATAGGTGATTGCCATAGTTACTCCAAATAAAAAGCCCCACCCCCGAAAGGATGAGGCTGATCTAGCTTACAAGGTTGCATCACCAAGGATTTCAACACCGTAAGAGTCATCTAGCTCTGCAACACCGTATACGGCAGTTGCATTTAACTCTATGGCGCGTAGAGATGCGTCACGCTGTGGCTCAATGTTGAAGTCACGCTTCATTGCAATAGCAATTGCTTCTGGTGCAAATACAGCACCTTTACAGTCACCTGATCCGTCAACAGTGATATTTGCAGACTCATAAACATCAATCCCAGCAATTGTTCCAACGTATCCAGTTCGCATTGCTTCATTCTGAACATCACCACCGTTTGGATTAGCAAACGTGTTAGTTAGGCCAGACTTGATTGCAAACGCTTGGAAAGGATGCACAACGGCTGCCATTGGGCCAACAACTTTGTTAGCTCGCAAAGTAGCGGCTGCCTTAAACAGATCGGCAACAGAAGTCTCTGCACCGGCTGATCCAAATGAAGCTGAGAATCCATCAAACAGAGCGATTAAGTCCTGATCCATCTTGGTCGCAATAGCGTTACCAAGAACAGTTCCCAACTCAACAGCAGGGTTGCCAGCACCCATAGTCGCTACGTCTGTGAGAAGAACTTGCGCTCCAACCTCACCAACAGTAACAGAGACAGATGAAGTGCTAACAGTCGTTGATGACATGTCAGAACCTTCAGTCAAATCTGCTGCGGCTATTGCAGGGTACTTTGGTACTTGAATTGTTTTACCCGCCTCAGACCCAATGTTGTATTGAGTGACTAGGCCAAGCATGAGTGATTGCTCTTCTGCGGTAAACCGCGCCTGAGCGATGATATTGACAAAGAGATCGTCAAGAGTAGTACTGGTTGTTGCTGCCATGATTAATTACCTTTTCTATGGGCGAAAAAAAACCGCCAAATGGCGGTCTGTTTCGTGTGATTTAGATATTGCTATCGTTTATTAGAGGCTTGGAGTTTTGCGTAGGCATCTTTGCCCCACGTTGTCCAGTTCTCGTTCATTTCTGCCACAGTTGGAGGCTTCTGTGTAGAGCCACCTGCATTGCCCATACTTCCAGAGCCACCTTGAGTCGCTCTTACAAAATGCGGATTTGCAGTTAAAAATTCGGATACCGCTTCATTAACAGATAACAGATCGCCCTTATCGTTATACCGGGCAACAGAGTTGCTATCTAAAACCTCAACAGTTCCATCGTCTGACAACCTCACCTGATTTTTAAGTAGGGTTGAGACTTGATCTGGATTAACAGCGTTATTACTCGATGCGGCTGTCAACAAAGCACCGTCTACCAGTGTTTGATGCAACTTCGTCTTGTATGCGTTTATTTCCTGATCTTTCTTGCTTACTGTATCTTTAAGAATAGATTCAAATTCACCGCGCTCTTTTTGAGCTTGCAAGTTGGCCTCATCACGCTCTTTTAAAACCTGTCTGGCTTGATCTAAATCAATATCACCAATCTGGTTTTCAAACTTGCGGGATTGTCGTGCCAATCTATCAGCGATCATTTTGTCAACTTGAGATTGAGTAAACGTCTTATCCTGAGTTTCTACTGCCGCTGTCTCAGTTACAGCTTCTACTTCCATGATTTCATCGCTCATGTGTACGAACCTCTTTCGAGTAGTTAAAAAATCTTACTTCTTCATTTTCTTTTTTTTCTTTGGACGGCCAACTTTAGAGCCGTAAGTTCCTTTGCCTTTTGGCATGATTTAATCCTCAAACGTAGGTCTAAAATGATGGCGGCAGTTGTAACCGCCTCTAACAATAAACGGATCACCTGCGGCTTTACCTGCCCAACTCTGCGACCACGTTTCTTGTATCTCTTCGTTTGTAAAAGTCTTACCAACGTGCTTTTTACAAAACTCCCTACTGTCTCTAATTAACGAGCCGTAATACTTCCATTTGGTAGCACCTGACTCTTTGCCTATCGCTGTATTTATCGAGGCATCAAATTGCATCAGGCTGTCTTGCATCATCTGAACGGAATAGCGTCTAAGGTTATTCCCTGCCCTATCTCTAGCGTAAAGCGTCCTTAGCTCTTCAACGGCTGCGGCTCTTTGTGCGGCTGTGCCATTAGCGGCTATGTCAACTAATCGATTAGCCTCTACAGAATCACTCTGTATATAGATGCCGTTAATACTTTGTCTTAGGTTCTTAACCGAGTCTTTAAACGCTCGCCCGGTTAGTGTTGACTGGTAAACCTCTGTGGCTAAAACATCCAAATACTCTGCGGCCATCGCCTCAAAGCCTTGGAAAGATAATCTTTGTAATTGTGTAATAACTGCGGCATCAACCTGAGTGAAGTCACCGTATGTCTTAAGCATGGCTAAAGCTGAGTTAGAGACATTCCTGTACTGGCTAACTGCCGCTTGTACCTCGGTTAGATAGACATCATCAATTAAACGTCTAAGCTCGGCTCTTGCAGAGATTGCCCACTCTAGGTCAAACAGTTGGCCATCGCGTATGGGTGCAGTTGCCATTAGTTCAGCAACGCGCTCCTCTAGCTCTTTTAGAGCTGTGACCATTCGCTCCTGGTGTTTGTCAGCTAACCGATCTAAGAGATCAGAGTATTCGCTCTCTGCTGACATTAGACTTCAATCTCATCATCCGTTTCGGTAAATTGACCAAGGACTTCTGTGTTTGTCACAATCTCTCTGTGAGCTAAGTCAAGCGCCTCATCATCAAGAACAAGATCAGCGATTTGCTTGTCGATGTTCTGCATTAACGTAACTGAGCGTATACCGCTTGCTCTTACACCCTGTAGGAACGCTAATTCTTTATCATAATCTCGAAGATCGAACGCATCAGGATAGGAAATCTCAACATCTGGGGTAACTTCTTGCCACTCACAGAACAAGGTAAACAATTGCTCTTCTGCAAGCTCTAATATGTCTGCCTTCTCGCTTAATTTAGCGTTTAACATCTGGAATTCTGTTTGCATAGCAACACCCGATTGAGTCATTGCCTGAGTACCGCGAACAGCGCCCATGTGGGACATTCTATTAATAGCCTCGACCTTATCGGTAATCGATGCTCTAACCGCATCTAAATTAGAACCACTTGGCTGCATTTGATAAGGCTTTAACCCCTGATCTATGTCATCAGGTAGATTAATGACCGCCCCTGCGCCCGCGCTTGCATCTGTGCCAAAGGTTTTAACTAGAGTTGGGTGATTAGATATTCTTATCAATTGCTCTATTTCTGAAAGCTCTTGGTATATAGCGCGTTGCATATAAGCAACATCAGAGAGATCAGATATGCCAATGCCTTTAGTCACTGATCGCTGTGCAGGTAGAAATACAGCGGGTATTTTGCCCAATGGATTATCCATCGTTTCAATCATGCGATCTTCATCTGCGACCACTTTCCAAGTCTCGATTCTATCTTCGCGCCAGACCCGGTAATAAACCTCTTTCTCTGTATCAGAGATATACTGAATGCTTTCCCTTACCTTAAGATAAGTTAGCTTAAATCGACCGCTAGGAGTTCTCTCCCACATCCAATCAAACACATTCTCTGGAGTAAATAGGGTAATATAAGGGCGTATATCTTGCGCTAACTCTTCAGCTCTTGTCCCTGCGTTTGACTTAGGCTTATCAAGCATCAGCCAGACATTACCGTAAACGCTCGCCCAGACTTGCGCCTCACGCATAAACGTATTCAATGAACGCCCTTCAAGATCACAATCCTGTAGGAACGGCTCTAGGGCTACGTTATTGGCTAAAGAATTAAACGCTCTTGTAGGCGGCACTCTCCAAAGAAAGCTTGAGTATATGTGTACGATGTTCTTGCTGTGGTTATCTAATGGCGTTAGATCAAGTCTACGGTTATAAGAATCCTTGTCCTCATTGACGTATTTAGTCAGGTAGGCTCCATCACGATACTGCTCGCCACCCATATAAGAGCGCAGATAAAATTCCCACTCGTCTTTGTGACGGTCATATTCTATGTGCGTATGTTCAATGTCTGCCATTTAAGTCCACCGCGTAGGCTGTTCTGTGTTGTAGTCTGTTCTTACCGGGAATAAGTATTCAACGAGATAACCCAAAGCATCGTTCATGTGGTCATAGCCATCGTCTTTATTAGGTTGGCTAGTTCCTTCTTTGTAGGTTTGCCGCTCTAGCGACTTAATCACTTGCTTGCATTTATCAGTAAAAAACAGATGTCTTTCCCCATTGCCTGACTTGAGCCGTGAATTAACCGCGTTAATACGATCACGAATAGCCGGGTGGGATGATCTAGCCTTTGTCATAAAGCCAGAGTTTTGTAATATAGATAGGTCTGTTCGACCTGCACTAGAAGTCTTTCTTTGCCGCGCTGCCGGATCAGGATAGATAATCGTCTGTCGATTGGGATAGCGTTGATGTATTTCTTTAGCCATCTCATCGGTGTTAGAACCGTAGATCACAATCTCATCAATGCAGATAAGTGTGTTGCCCTTACGTATAGCGACCACTGCGCTCATAGGATCAGTGTTAAAGTCCATGCCTATATGCAGAACACCGCCATCGTCTTTATATTTAACAACTGAGGATGCGCGTTCAAAGTTGTAGTAGATTAGCCCTGCATAGGTGACAAACTCAGCGCAGTATTCTTGTTTAAAGGTGCGCTCATCAAGATCAGATCGAGCCTGGTCAATCTCATCCTCTGCAACATTACCGCCTTGAATGGTTGTATATTGAAAGCTTGCCCACTCATCAGCACCATCAATGCCTTTAGCCCATAAATCATAGAAATGATTGCGACCCTTTGGCGTTCCTATAAACAACGCTCTTGTCGGGTTATCCTCACTATGTCGATCAGAGAGAGAAGGTCGTAAAACCTCATACCATGCCTCTGGACGCATATCAGCGAACTCATCAAGAACAACAAAGTCTAATGCTCGCCCTCTTAAATTATTAGGCTTCTCTGCACCCTTTAACGAGATCGTTGATCCGTTAATAAGCTTTATGGTGAGTGCTGTTTCATTGGTCTTTATGAGGTATTCATCAGGGATCATTGATAACAACATATCCCATTCGATTTCCTTGCTCATCCCATAGGTGGGCGCACAATAAAATACGTTTCTATTTTTACCTGAAATGGCTGCTTGTAATAGTTCGGTTGCCGCGAGATAGCTCTTGCCAAATCTTCGACCTGCAACGCAGACCCTAAAGCGACTGTTAGAGCAAAATATCTCACTCTGCGGTAGCGTGAGCTGCACGACTGTCTACCACAATATTAATCGGAGGTATCTCTTGCGCCTCTGCTTGCTCTTCCTTCCATCCCCCTTTCGTCTTTAGATAGAAAATATTTGCCGCTACGTTGCCCTCTTTGGCCAACTTAACAAGGTTATTTCCCATATCTGCAATCTGTTTCACAGCCCCTTTTTTATAGGCATCAGAAACTTCTGGTTGTCTGGCCTCTATTTTTCGCAACGTGGTTTCTGAGATGCAAAAGTAATCAGCAATCTGCCCTTTGGTCAAAACAGAAGAAAGTGCTTCTAATTCAATGACTTGCTTTTCAGTAAACACAACTGACGGCCTTCCGCCCCCCTCGCCTTGTCTACCTTTTTTCATTTCTTAGCAACTAAATCCTGAACTGTTTTGCTCTCCCATATTCTTAATCCCAACCATACGATTGTGAATAGAGATGCAATCGGAGGAAGCCATGCGGCTAGTGACATAATCCCTGTGCTTGCTGCTGCAATATCAACCATTTCTTTAGTATGCTCATCCATTGTCTTTCACCTTGCCATAATCTAACTGACCCGTATCAAACAGAGTTGCCTCTGCCTTTCTTCGTCTTGTTAGCCCTGCAAGTGCCTTTCCGTTGCTTTTATCCCACCGAATTAACTCTGAGGTTACTTTGTCGATCTCTCCTCGGTTAATCACTTGTAACATTGTCGATGATCTAAGATTTCCACAGCCTAAATTAAAGCACCAGGATATCAGCGCATCCCATTGATGCTGTTCTAAATCAACAGTCACTAACCGGGTTACGTGCGTTTCTACCATAATTATATCTTCTTGCAGAAAAGCGGCTGCGATCTTCTTTGTAATCTTCTGACCTTCCTCAACGCCTCTGGTATGTCCGTGCCCGATAGTCCAGACATCGCCAGAGCATTGATAAGCCTCTAACTTACAGCCTTCAAAGTGTTTGATTAGGTCAACGCCATCGTTAGATGTTCGCATTAGAACCTCCAGAATAATTTAGCAGAACAGCAAGGGAGGGGTACTGCTCTGCAAGGCTGTCTTTCGACCACCTATAACGAAAAAAACCGCCAATTAAGGCGGTTAAATATGCGGAGAGCAATAGAATAAACTATTGGCTACTGTAGGGAATTAAAACAGGTTTTGACACAACTGTCAATATATACAGTGTTTATCCATACAGTATTTTTAAAAATATGTCAATGATACAAAGTCGGACCTTTTATCAGAGAATAGCTTCCTTCATTTTTTTGGATTTTTGAAGGAAAGGCTTCCTTCATTTTTTTGGATTTTTGAAGGAGAGCTATTTTTTGCAATATATGCGTTTTTAGGTGCTTTTTTGTGCTTTTTGCAAATTTTTAAAAACCTTCGTTTTACACGTACTTTATTTGACACGTACCAAAAAACCTCTGTAGGCCAAGTATCACAGTGGTTTCAGCGTTTGCTTATCGGAGAAAGTTATCGGATAAAGTTATCGGATCGTTATTCGCGTAAACCGCGATAAATAGAATCTTGAATATCAGACTCCATAACTGCGTAGTCGCTTAATAAGATAGTGAGCTTTTTTTGCCAAAAGGTTTCTGACCTTCGTCTTGATACATCAAGAATCTTTTGTAAATTTCTATAAGATAGCTGTTTAATCCCCTCACCATTACACGATGGACAGGTGATAAATTCTGACTTAGATTTTATAACCCCAACGCCTTTGCATCTAGGGCATTTATTAGGCGATATTGCCAACCTTAAGGCTACTAGAGCAAGAAGATCAATAACGCGCTTAGACTCGCTCTCTGTGCGTTTAAAGTTATGTTTCCGAGCCGCTTGTATGGCAAGCCAGTTTAGTTCTGTTTTTGATGAATTATCCAGTGAGAATTTCGCCAAACCAAACAGATAGGTGAAGCGATTACAGGTATGAAGACAAGCCGCAACATCAGAAGGGCTTATGGATTTTTGTGAACCACGAACACTTGTTATAGGCGGTGAACCTGCCGCCAACATCGCCATCAATTCAGACATTATTCGTCCTCTAAATATTCTCTGTGAGTTCGCCAATCAACCGGGTCAGGTAATGTCTCTGCATCTGCAATTAACGCCTCTGCTTGAGGCATCCACTGCTCTGTTAAATAAGCATCACTTGCACTTTTTGGCGCGGTTAAAACATCAACAATCTCAACTAAATGATCCTCTAACTGGTGATCGGCTAACCTCAACATTAATGCCTTTACATTTCTTAATATTTCTTCACTCATTTTTTGCCGCCTTGCGCTTGAGTAGCGCCTCTAAAAACTTCTTTAAGGATTGAATATCTTGCTCTGTCCAATCTGGTTTAACTGTGACACTTGCTGTCCGTGTACTCATACCAAAATCACTCACTTCGCTCACCTTCTATACGATCTGGATTAATAATTACTCTGCTGTCCTCGCCATATTCTTCTGATAGAACGATGCAAGTCATTGACCGAGATGATCCAAAGCCAGAGCCAGAATGCCAAGCATCAGGACTTGCCAAGACGTTAAATTGCTCAAACATCATGCCCCCAATCTCTTTTGCTTCTTTGTGGTGTAAGTGTCCTAGCCAGCCATAGCGATATTTAGATCGACCCCACTCAACAGATAATCGCCTGGTCACAGATTCATATATGCGCTGCGGATTAATTTTGTCTCCGTGGTGCAGGACAATAAGACTGTTGCCGAACTCAAGGTGAGTAAATTTAGAATAGTTATCAGGAATAATGACGCGAGGCTCATTTTCAAAGTACATCTTCATGGCCTCGTTTAACCACAGAGCTGGATCACTATCATGGTTGCCGCGCACATTTAAAACAGTGACAATTTCATGCTTTTCAAGAAGCCGAATAACAATCCGCTTCAATAGATTTACACCTAGTCTGACCGTTCTGCCGTATCGTCCGTCACTGTCAAGTGCTGTTCCACTTGCTGTCTCAGATTTTTGCGAATTGCTATGGAAAAAATCACCAAGATTGCACAAAAGACCGTGCCTCGAATTAGGGCTGCGAGATACAAGAGAATCAACGGCATTTTCGAGTAAATCAACCCCAAGGTCGGTGTCATAGCTGTCATCTCCAGTTTCTTTTGACCAGGCATACATTCCTAAATGATGATCCCCAATCATGTAGCAATTCATTAGCTTATCAAGCGTGTCAGTTGGCTTTGGTATGGGTCTGTGTAGGTCTTTAAGCTCGTCTTTCAGACCATCACGAAAGTCATCAAGCATTGCATCAATCTGTAGCTTGTCTGGGGTTTGAATAACCCACTGCAATTTTATATCCCCCTCTGGGCCAAACGCAGTAGATACTCTTTGAGCTGAAAATCCCTCCATCGTTCGATGATTTACATCAACATCAGGTGCAACTGCGGCAAGTGCTGCCTTTTTTCTTACCGCTTTCAATGCGCTCTTTACTCCAGAGCGCGAAATATTTAAAGCATTGGCTGCATCTTGCTGAGTGTCGTTGTCAATAACTGCTTGCACAACTTGTCTTTGTCTATCGGTACAAAATTCTTTTAGGTGTTCCATTTTTCATCCCCCGATTCGCTCGGTGTGATATTTAATTTGCTCCCTAAAATCTTGCTTTATATCCTCAACCTCTGGCCTTGAGTATTTCTTGATTTTTCTTGATAGCGCCTCCAGCTGATCAACGCCCTTTTCTCCATACATATCGACCATGTATCTTCGATAATCCAAAACCCCGCTTGTTGTTTTCATCTTAAAACAGTTACAACCAGAGCATTGCGGGTGTACATTCTCAACCAGTAACTTCGTACCTAATCGACTACGCTCAAAAAAGTGACCGCCCTGCATTTGGTCATTCCATTTATTAACCACTCCACAGGTGACACAGGTAACATATCCGTTATCATTTGCGGCTTTCAACCTGACCAACTTTTGCAACAAGACTGCGGCCTTTTCTACTTCTTGCGCGATAGTTGGTGGTTTTTTCTTTGGCATTAGTCACCACAAAAACAAGCTATTGATTCATCATCGAAATCAAATAATTGTCCTTGGTCAGTCGCGATAATTTGCATTTCTCTGTAGCTAGGTTGATCAAACCTAAATCTTGAATTAATTGACGCTTCTTGCTCTGCCCACCAATCTGCTGTTTTTGGGAAATGTTCAATTATTGATTTTTTAATTTTGTAACCTTTTAAATAACAAAGATCACAATTACTTAAAGTATTTATACCAGCCGGAGGCATTGCTAAATCAAAGTTTTGTTTTGCCCAAAAAGTGGCAATATCTTTCTCAGTAACATTCGCATCTGCCATTGGCATCAGGTGGTCTAATTTATCTCTCATTTTAGCAACACGCCTTGGCTCGTCTGCTCTTATCCCAATAAGTCGCAAATAATTTTCACTCTCTAAATATCTGCTAATTGTTAAAACTTTTAATTCACTTGTACAAAAGCGCGCCATCATATTAGGAAGAAATTTTTTATCTTTAATTAATTGAGCAAAGGGCTCTCCGTTTCTGCTTGCTGTTTTATAATTTACTTTTTTAAAAGATTTTTTACCGTTGTATTCCAACCAAACAATATCGACGTTCCAATTTCTAGAGCAAGCATCTACAAAATCAAGCGTTTGGGGCATTTCTTTGCCTGTATTACAAAAAATGACGCTAATGCAATCAGGTAATTTAAACTGATGCGCTTTTAAAACTTGATAAAGCATATAAGCACTTGAACGACCACCGCTAAATGTAATTACAGCTTGCTCATTTATAAAATAAGGATTGTTCATCATTCCCACCTGCTATGCTTTTGCCATCTCTTACATACATTACAGATAGCGTTAGCCTTGTCGGTTCTTATAAGATAAGCACAGCCACAATGTTTTTTAACTGTGTAAAATTTATAAATCTTTTTTAGGTATCCAAGCAGATGTACCTTTGCAAAAACTAGAGGCCAGTAGATTTTTATTAAATAAAAGGTTTGAATTTTAATCACAACTCTATTCCTTCAAGCTTTGGATCAACCAAGTCGTAATGCTGACCCATCAGATTTTTGAAATGTGTTAGGTAAGAGGACATTTCTGCGTTTGTCATTAGGGAGGTAACAGGCAGATATTGCATTAGCTCAACTTGCTCTTCATAAGTTGGAAACCCTGCAATCAGCTTCATCCAAGTCGTGTTAAACTTTTCATGCTGCCGCATAATCGGTACGCCCCACTTTAGCTTTGAAATACACTTCACCTGCTCTTCTGTGTACTCACCGCCTTGTTGGGCACAATTTCTATACCACATATGCGCTAGGCGATTAATCGCGTTAGAACGCTTTTCCTTAACATCGGTAATCTTTACCAAAATAGGCTTTTGTCTGGAGGTTTCTAGCTTGCCGATCTTTTTGCACAACTCATCGCGTTGGTAGTCGTTAGTAATATTGACCGGAAATCTAAGAAGGCCAAGATCGCTCATCGCGCTACCCTGCAAATTTCTAATACTTGAGCATCACGGTTTTCCCAATAGCGAATAGTATGCTCAGACAAAACAGAAAGAGTTCCTCCAGATCGTTCGCAGATATAAGCGTTATCACCCATTGAATTGATAAGCTTTACCCTTGCAATAGCATCATCAATGCTCAAATCAACCTCCGCTTAAGCCATTTAGCAGATATCGATTCAATTTCAGAGGAGAAAATAGGATATGCACTTGCTGAAAGGCGTGGTTTTTTTGTCAACAAAGATTCATCAAATTCATACTTGCCTAGCAGATTATTTTTAAGCGTGTACGGATTAACCGTTGGCATTTTTTCCACAATTTCTCTGGCGGTGTAGT